AACAATATGATTTTTGCAGGTATTGATTATAAGTTTAACGACTTTATTCAAGCAATTCACAGATGTTACAGATTTGGGCAAAAAGAAGTTGTTAATGTTCATATAGTCTATACAGAAAATGAATATGAAGCACTGAAAACTTTAAAAGAAAAGTGGGCAAAACATATTGAATTAAATAAGCAAATGATTGAACTTGTAAAAGAAAATGGATTAAATAACAACTTAATAAAATCACAAATGGAACGTCAAATTTTTGAAAAAGGTCGCAAATTAGTTTATGATAATGTAACAGTTTATAATAACGATACTGTAACTGTTCACCAATCTAAAAAAGAAATGCCAGATAATAGTATTGATATGATTTTGACATCAATACCTTTTGGTGATCATTATGAGTATTCAGATAATTATAATGATTTTGGACATAATTACGGCAACGATAAGTTTTTTGAGCAAATGGACTTTTTAACACCTAACTTATTGAGAACATTAAAGCCCGGACGTATTGCAGCTATACACGTTAAAGATAGAATTAGGTATAGTTATCAGAATGGCACATCATTTACTACAATATCTGATTTTAGTGGGCAAACTGTCCAACATTTTTTAAAGCACGGATTTTATTTAATGGGTAAAATAACAGTTACTACTGATGTAGTTGCAGAGAATAACCAAACATATAGATTAGGTTGGAGTGAGCAATGTAAAGATGCAAGTAAAATGGGGGTTGGACTTCCTGAGTATATTTTGCTATTTAGAAAAGCACCTACTGAAATGAATAATGCTTATGGAGATTTCCCTGTAACAAAAGAAAAAACAGAATATAAAAAAGCACTTTGGCAATTAGATGCACACGCTTATCAAAGAAGTAATGGAGATAGATTTATGACAAAAGAAGAACTTGAAAAGGTTGAAGTTAAAAAGATTGTTGCAGCTTGGAAAAAATTAAATAGCAATGAGATTTATAACTTTAAAGAGCATCTTAGAATTTGTGAAGATATGGACGAACTAGAAAAGTTAAGTAGTACATTTATGACATTGCCAGTGCATAGTAATAATGATATGGTTTGGACAGACGTAAATAGAATGAGAACTTTAAATGCAAATCAAGTAAACACTAAAAAAGAAAAGCACATTTGCCCATTGCAATTTGATATTATTGAACGTTTAATTAATCGTTATACTATGAAAGGCGAAGTTATTTGTGATCCTTTCGGCGGTTTATTTTCAACTGCTTATAAGGCAATAGAAATGCAACGAAAAGCCGTAAGTATAGAGTTGAATAATGAATATTTTAATGATGGAGTTTATTATTTAAAAGCTATGATGCATAAACTTTCAGTACCTACATTATTTGACTTAATAAATTAATAATATGCTACTAATTAAAGACTTTATCCAACACAAACAAATCAGAAACAAAACTCCTTTCTTAATTTCAAAAGGAGTGGGCTTATGGCAAATTAACGGTGGTATAACTGAGCAGGAAATGGAGAAACTATATCCCATTAATGGAACTGTTATCACTCGACAAAATAAACATTTTTATAAAGGGGAGAATGTAGATAAAACAAAAGTATGACACCATAAACAGATGTGTAATTTTGACCTTTAAAGTTGCTTTCAAGCAAACATCTTTCAGCTTCTAAATGATGCCATATAATAGCATTGCCATTTAGTGTTTCAGCAATTTCAGTAGCTTTGTTTATTCTAGCACAAAGGCTATCTCTTTTTTCTCTACTAACTTCTAAAAGCGATTTACTTAAATCTTTAAATAAAATAGCTTCACCCCACTTATTTTTTGGTTGCTCTTTTATATCGTAAGAAATACAATGTTCTACTATGTTTATAGGTGGCATATCATAGCCTGTTGCATCATATCCTAAATCCGCAGGTGTGTTTATAAATGCTGCCCACGTTGACACCCATTGCCAAAACTCTTTTTTCTTATTTTCATAAAGTTTAAGTTGCCCAGCTTTTGTAGAATCTCTTTGAAAAAAGCGAGTTAAGGCGTGTCCTCTACTGATTACACCTAAATAATCTGCATAGTTTAGAATCTCAATAAAATCATTTGGCGTTGGAGTTGCAGTTGCAACAAATCTAAAGTTTACCTTTCTAAAATATTTTAAAACAGTTTGAGTTGTTTCTGTTTGAAGATTACGTAATATACTAGCTTCATCAAAAGATACACCGCAAAACTTTTCAGCATCAATATCGCCCATTCTTACACGTTCATAATTTGTAAGATATATCTGAGGCTCGTATGTTTCAATGCTATCTGTGTCGGTTATATAACTAATTTTAAAACCTGTTTTAAGTTTATCATTATCACGCTTAAACTCACCACTAACACCTAAAGGGCAGCATATTAAAAAAGGCTTTTTATAAATGCTAATTAACTGTTTAGCAATTTCAAGCTGCATAAAAGTTTTGCCTAATCCGAAACTTGCGAAAATCGCACGTCTGCCACCTTCTAAACAAAAGTTAACTATATCTTTTTGATGTGGAAATAATTTTTTAGTCAATTTAATATCAGTTGTATTTATGCCGAAATTTTCAGCAATAACAACTTTGTTTTTCAAAAACTCATTATATTCCATTACTTTCAATATTTATAGGGTTAATAATTGATTTAACTAATCCACGTTCTTTAAAGCTGCTAACTATCTGTTGCACTTCAATAACTGCAACTGGTGAATAAACCATTGCATCAACTAACTCGCCGAGTAACTGATAGCGTTCTTGCTGTATCATTTCGCACCAAGTAGGGTAATATTCAACATTGCTATCGTCAATGTTAAATTCTAACCCGTCATTGCCTTGATACTTGTTAGCAGATACTTTAGTTAGTGGCTCGTTTGTTTCTAAAAAATCAATCTTGACTTTCGCTTTGTAATACTTTGTCATTGTTTAAAATTTTGTTGAAATGCAAAACTATAAAATAAATTGAAACAAACAAATATTTTTTTATTTTATAAAATATTATATCTTCGCAAAAATAAAAATTATGGCACGACCAAAAAAACAAGACAAAGACAAAGTAAAGTTAGTAGCTGCATATCTTACAGACAGCGAAAAAAAAGAAGTATTGAAAAAGTTTAAAAGCCTAACTGTTGCAGTAAGGGAAAAGATATTAGCAACAAAATAAATCTACGAAACTGATTGCGTAAAATATTTTATATAATATCAAACACACTCCTATCTTTGTGTAACAAAAGAAAAAAATTATGAAAATTAAAACACTAATCTATTTATTAATCTTACTAGCTATCGCTGGTTACATTCAAGACGATATATGCAAGTAGATAACAACCTTTACTCAAACGAACCAACTGCAATGAGTATTCAGTTAGAAATCGAACAAAGAAACTGGCAACCAAAAGCAGAACCAGTACCAACTTATAAACGTGCTAAAACATCATTTAACCAAAATGTTTGCAGCACTTCTTACGAAGTATATCAACACAATTTATTAAACCCAAACAATTAAACAAAATGGAAGCACTTGTAAAAATTCAAACCGAGTTAAAAGTACCAAAGGGAAAATATAACTCATTCGGCAAATACAAATACAGAACTGCCGAGCAAATATTAGAAGCTGTAAAGCCTATATTATTAAAGCATAAAGCTATTTTAACTATTACAGATGAGATAGTATTTATTGGCAATAAGTTTTTTTTAAAATCAACCGCTGCAATAGGCGAAGTAAGTGTTAATGGCTTTGCTGAAATGTCTGATCATAAAGGAATGTCAAGCGAACAATCAACTGGCACAGCTTCAAGTTACGCCCGTAAATACGCTTTAAATGGTTTATTCCTAATTGATGAAAGCGAAGCCGATGCAGATAGTATTGAGCCTAAAAAACAGCCTATTGATGCAGCTAGATTTGAGAACGCTATTACTGCATTGAAATCTGGCAAAACAACTTTTGAAGCAATCGAGGCTTTTGAATTAACACCATCACAACAAGAACAATTACAATTATTAAAAAACTCTAAAATTTAAACAAAATGAAACTTTACACACACGAACAAATAACTATGGCTGCGGTTAATGCAAGAACATCAAGCCTATCAATTGAAACAATTTTAAGCAAATTTGAACCTGTTGATGATGAAATGGATATGGAAAGCCGACATAACTTTAAACTAATGGATATTATTACTACATTAGTAGCTGCTGAAGTGTCAAGGGTTGGTGGTTGTAATGATGTTCAATTAAAATATTGCTTCAAATTAGCGAACCAAATAATTAATATTATTGACACTAAAACTTTGCCAAATGTTCAATAAAATTAAAGCCTATTTCTACAAAAGAAAAGTCACTAAATTAGCAGCTGCATTATTGCCAATATTGCTACTTGATGAAATTTATACCGAAAAAGAATCTGCTGTTAGCGATTCTATATTCTTTGCAAAACTTTTAATAAAGGAGGTGGAAAATGGATAACGTACAATTAGCACAACAAACTGCACAATTAGCAAAGCAAAATGAAGAGTTGCAATTTAGAACATTCTTACATACTCAGTATGAATTACAAGTAATGCAATGGCGAAATCAAGTAACTGATTGCTTAGAAGGTTTAACTAAGAACCAGGCACTCAATCTAACTATGGCAGATTTTCAACCTATGCCAATAACTAAATTTGTTGCAGCACATTTAGAAAGCAAAGAAATGTTAGCCATTTATAAATCAATGAGCCATATTTTCCCAACTGCAAAAAAGTATGAGGATGAGTTAAATTTTATTATTCAAAATTATAAACATTACAAATGCAAGTAGATCATTTTAAAAACGAGAGTTTAGATGCAAAAAATTACATCTGTTATCAACACAATTTTAATTCAACTAAAAAAATAAGTTTTTTTTATTGGGATAGACCTAACCTTATGAATCAAATAAATGAGTATTGTGTTGCAAAATTTATTTTAAAATTAAAGCCAAATGTCAATACAGAATCGAAGTAAAGTAGTAGCTATCAATGGTTTTATTTCAGTTATGTATAATGGCGAAAAGTGCCGAACTGCTGCATATAGAAATTACTCAGAACGTAAGAAAATAATTGATAACTTTAAAACCTTGAAACTTCCAGTTGATAAGTGGTATTATGTTATCGAACCTAATATAGAAGATTTGAAACGTTCAACAGCTTGTAAAAAAATAAACGATTTACTATGATAAACATACTTAGAAATTTAGGCTACTTGCTATGCAATTGGATAGATGATAAAGTTGATGAGTTCAACGATTTTAATTTTACAGAAAACGATTTTTAATAACCAAACTCGGCGGAGTTACGCATAAATTATGGCAACAAATATCAGCATCAAATTAGATGTAACAAAAATTAGCAAAGAAAAGTTGTACAAAGGTGACAAAGGAACTTATTTAGATGCAACTATTTTAATGAAAGACGAACCTGACCAGTATGGCAATATTGGTATGGTAGTTCAAAACGTAAGCAAAGAAGATAGAGAAGCTGGTGTTAAAGGTGCAATATTAGGCAATGTTAAATACATTGCAAAGCAAGTGCAACAAGTGAGAGCAGTTGAAGTTGATTTATCAACTGACTTACCATTCTAACCTAACGCAACAATTAGAACAGCTTAAATCGAAGTACGGAATGTAGTATTACCGCCAACGTATGGTGCTATACGATGTGGCGGTTTTTTAGCAGAAATCCCAATACGAAGCACCAAAGTTTAAATTAGTACAAATGTTTAATCAAAGCACGTCAGCCGCCATATTTTATAGCACTTGTTAGCGGCTGCCATTCTTCACAAATCAAAATAAAAATGAATTTAGAAAAATTAGAAAAAGGCAACAAAATTGCCAAAGAAATTGAAAACTGCAAGGCTAACATAAAAGCAGCTAATTACACACAATCAGAAAGTGTTGTTATTAGAAAAACATATTTAAAGGTCAATGGACTTGACGAAAGTATTGAAGTTCCTGAAAGCCTTTTTCGTATTGTCGGTAAATTGATTTTGTCCGAATACAACCAAAAACTAATAGATCTTGAAAGTGAGTTGCAGTCTCTTTAGGGTTGCCGCTAACTCTCTAATATAAGCACTCAACATTAATCAATTAATTATCAATGTCAAATAATACCATATACTACGATAACGTTAGCAACGTTGTATTTGATGCCAACGGCAAAGAATATCCAATAAAAGAATATAATAGGTGCAAGTGTATTAATGTTTTAAGCAAAGAAGAACTTGAAAAAGTAATTAGTGATGCTATAAAATTTGGCATTAGCAAACAATCTTCTTTTGAAATATGCGGTGGCAAAAATGTTAAATTAATTGATTTAACTAATGAATTTTTAAACTCAAAACTATAAACAAAACCCCGTCAAGTAGAAACTAAACGGGGTAACTGCTTATGAAAAAAAACACCCTGAACATTGCTAAGGTAGCAATAAGGTTATTAACTAAAATATAGTTTTGCTTCGGCTTTTCTTCTGCGAACCAGTCCATTTAAGGTTTTTCCATCCGCTTTAGTCCACATTAAAAACGCATCTACAATACTTAAGTCTTGTGGGTTAGCATTAACACGTTTTAGCAAAGTAGAACCTTTTAAAGCTCCACTTCCACAATTGTAAGCAAATGATACCAACGAATCAAATTGCCTTTGATTAACGGCATCTGTTGTCATTGCATCAACTTCCTTTGCTTTTTGGTTTAGTTCAAACCTCATAAACTCAATAGCTTTCTTTTCGTCAATAGGCAAGTCTTGTAAAGTTACTTTTTTGCCATTAGGGTATAGAATAGTGCCATAGCCTATTGTTGGTACATTTGCAGGACATAAATAAGGCTTACTAAAAAAACCCTCAAATGACTTTACTAAGTCAATACAAGCATCTGAAATTTGTGTAATTTTTGGCATAAATTATATTTATTAATTTTCTATTTTTCTGTAATTATTATCCCAAATTAATTTAGCCATTTCTGCTGAGTGTCCTTCAACTTTTATTTCAGACCATTTTGGGTTTTGTATGTGTACAATTTCGTGAATTAGTGTTTGCAGATGTTGTATTCCTTTTAATCTTTCGTCTATGTGTATTATACCTGTTTCTTTGTATGCAAGTCCTATGGCTTTGTGTTTGCCAAGTTTTTTGTGTACTATTTCGTTTACAGATTTCATCTAATTCCTAAAAAGTCTTTAAGACCATCTAAATCAAAATTTTGATTATTTACACCCTCATTTACACCATCATTTTCACCCTCAATTTTATGAAATATTATTTTGTCTTTTACTTTTTGTTTAGCTTCTTTTTTACTATCTGCTTCGATAATAGTTTTCATTTTTTTGCCAAATATTTCAAAGTAAATTATGTATGTTTTCATATTGTTGATTATTTACATCACTGTCAAGTATTCTGCTCATTATAGTTGACATTTTACATCACTTCGCCGTTATATATGCGGTAATTTCTAAACTTAAACTTCCCTTTTTCACTTACATCAATCATAGCAAACCCGTGATTCCACTTATTCATCGGCAACCATTTAGGAGTTAAACCGCATAAACAACCTACGCTATAAGTTGTCATTAATTTTCCGAAGATATTAGGCTCTGTATGTTCGCTCGATGTATGGCAATCGCCCTTAACTGCTGAATGTTTAGCTTGCAGAAATAACCCCCTAGCAGCATTAACTGGATTGAATACACCACGACCGAATTCGTGTCCGTGAATAAATGGCAACCCATTCATTACAACTATTCTTTTATCCCTTATTATGCTAATATTAGGACATCTTTTCTTTACTATTGCTTCTAGTTCAAACTCTTCAACTCCCTTTAATTCGTGGGCTTTCTGATATAAAAAACTATCATACCTTTCTTCGTGGTTGCCGAACTTGTAATATATCTTAACACCCTTAAATATCTTTTGTAACTCAGCAATAAATTCCTGCAAAATATCAAGTTCCTCACTAAATCTTTTTTTGCGAGGGTCTTTCTGAAAGTAGCTAACTGAGTGAAAGTCCACTAAGTCGCCATTGATGAAAATAAAATCGGGCTTTTCTTTTTTCGCAAAGTCAATGGCAGCGGTTAAAGCTGAAACTGAATGATAAGGCAAATGAACATCGTTAATTATAAAACCTTTTTTATGTCCTTTGATTTGGAATAACTCAAAACTTTCTTCGTCCGATTTAGGTAATGAATAAGGGGTGGATGTTCTTGCTTCTTTTATAAAAAGTGATTTGTCTGCAACATACTTTCGGCTATGTTTACCGATTTTGCCCTCAATCATTCGTAATGTTGTTCTAGCGTGCTCAATGTTATTAAACGCTTCTGGGCATTCTTCATACATTATTCTCGCTAGTTTAGCCGTTGGCATTTCAGCCCCGTACTTTAGCCGAAATTCTTTAGCTATTGTTAGCTTGATTGGTGCTGTAGGCATATTTAAATAGGTATATTGTAACTTCTAACAAAATTAAACGTTTTTATTCCAAAGTAACAAATAATTAAAGCCATTAATATAAAACATCTTATTCTCCATTTATCAGATAATTTTAAATCCTTATTTAGTTTTTCAATATCTTTATTATTATCTTCAATATTGCTTTTTAATTGTAAGTTATAATAAGTCAATCTACTATTTTCAACGCCCATATTATATAGGCTCAATGTGTCTTTTTGTGTTACCGTTTTAGTATGATAATGGTCAATGTAAATAGTATCGAAAGGGAGTATATTATAAATCGAATCAATATTAATATCCTTGCATTTCTTAGCAAGTTCGGCTTTCAATTTATTCACTAGGTTATTATCTTGCACCCTTACGACTTTGGTTCTGATTGAATCCTTTACTACTGTTTTAATTTCAATAGGAAAATTGACAGCACACACCCTCGCAATAAGTTCTTTTTTCTTATCCTTATAACTACTATCAACATCACTATTAACTGCCTTATATGGCTTTAATGCTTTCTTTTCAGAGGAACAGCTTTGCAGCCCAATCAATGCAGCAAGTAATAATACTAATGCAACTAAATAAATTAGCTGCTTATTTGGCGGATATTTCATAACGTGATGTGACATATTTTTTTGTTTTATTACAAATCCTTAGAATACATATTATAAAGCATTTTTTTTGGTTAAATAGTATTTTTTAGTACAAATACCAAAATATATGCACTATAACAATTATTTTACGGTTTAGGTTCTTCTTCTTTTAATGCTGGAGTTCCTTTTACAAGTGCTACTATCTGGCTTACGGTAGCAACTCCCGACATTACAGAAATAAATATTAAAGCACTATTATACATTCCTGTAATTAGTTCCTTATATTTAACTGTTGCCCAAATTAACACAAATGTTACTGCTACACTTAGCAATACACTTATAAACCTTTTATGGCTTATTTTTCCACCCTCACCGAGCATTGATGTAAAAAAATTATCTTTCATAATTATATCGCTTTTAGTTTTTTATTTTCTTTAATTTTCTCAATTTGTTGGTTAGTATTGTTTCCAATTTTATCAACAATTTCAACAATAGCTTTATCTGCAATATGCTCTTTACTTATTGCAACAACCATTCTGAAATCCTTAGCAATATTTTCTAATGTTGACTCAAGATGCTTTATTGTTTCTGTTTGCCTAGCAACTGTTTCTGTAAGCATAACAACTTTATTGAGAATGTTATTTATTTTCTCATCATATTCAATAGTAACTTCTTTTATCACTTTATCGGCAGCAGCTTTTACATTTGCTTCCAATTTCATTTGTGCAATTTTTTGCCTTTGAGTAGAATTAAAATAAGATTTAATTACACCAATTAAGCCTACAACTCCTGCCCCTATTCCTGCATCTTGTATGTTCATATTTACTACTTTATAAATTGACCACTAACCCAAATATTAGCAGTTGAATTAAATATTTTAATTTGTAAACTATCGCCCGAAACTGAATAGCAATTGAAATTCTGTTGCGTTGGGTTTGATGCCATTACAACCCTGTCTAAAGGGTCGCTTTTACCTTTAATAATATTGCCTAAATAATCAGTTAAATAAAAGCCTGTATTGTAACTGCCTAAACCACTATACACACGTCTTACAAATCGAATATTAGCCCCTGTGTAGGTAATTGTTAGCTTTGCATAATCATCCGCTACAACGGGAACAAATGTTGGATTTTTAATATTAACCCTTGTCAATCCTGTTGTTGAATCTCGGTTAATATCCCAAATTGAAACCATACCAATTCTATTCCAACCAACTCCATTATTGCCAACTAAAGAACCCCCATTTGTAACATAAGTAGAAAGAAATAAATCTGCATAAGTCATATTAACTGAAGCTCCCATTTGGTAGTATTTAAGCTGCTCATCACCTGTTGCAAGAAAAGTATTAATCTTTTTTACCAAAGGAAAATAAACACGAATAGCACCACTTGGAACGGCTGCAACGCTGTCAAAGAAATTCTTGTCGTGGTCTGCATCAACAATAAATTTCCATTGAATTTTACTACCTATTACAGTTGTAGGATAAGCACGAATAACACCTGCTGCATTAACAAGACTATCCTGTGGAACTGTTCTCGCTGCATCGTTTTTGCTGCAAGATGTTAGAATAAAAAGTAAAGGGATAAGGTATTTCATAGATTTTAATTATTGGTAAAGTATGAACCAGAAACTTGTATCGCTTGCAGATTTTGAGCAGCAGCATCAACGCTAATAGCTGGTGTTCCTGCATTGTAAACAATTGCACTAGGGAGCGAATTAGCAATTGTTGTGTTACCACCACCATTGGCTATTACTGGAATCATTCTTGAACTATTACTAACTGTAAATCCTGTTACCGTGGATGGTGTTGGCATTGGTGATGGAAATGGCAACAAGGCTCTAGTATTTCCGCTCCCCGCAGTTCCAAATAAGATGTTAATTCTAAAAGTTACAAGTCTGCCATTCCTAGTCCATTCGTAAGTATGATTTGTTGTTCCGCTAGGTCTTGTTCCGCCTGTATAAATTATCGAATCTGTATATGCTCTTTCGGTGCTATCAATTTGAATAGGTAATAATCTTCTTGAAATTCTATTGCTGTTGGATGTATCAACAACTAATCCCCATCTCTTACCTGTTAAAATTGGCAAACTATCTTTATTTAAAATTAAAGATGTGCCTGTTAGTCTGCTTGATAATGTGCCACCTGTTAATGATAATTTTAAAGCATCAAGACTATCAACATAATTCTTATCAGTAAATGACCTTGTTGTATAACTACCTGCTAAGTTTGAGTTATATCCTGCAAAGCCATAGAATGTTGCGTTGCTTCCACCACCTGCCCCTAAGTTGGCTATTTGTGTTCCACCATTACTATTTAAACTAAGCCCTGCACTACTGAAAGCCTTTACTTGATTGACTTGTATTGTATTATTTGCACTATTGCCGTTCGTTAGTATATCTGCTAAATCGTATGTAGGTGTATTAGCAGCAATTGCACTATCTACTTGATTCTTTCGATAATACCTAACTAAAAAAGCTGTATCTGTGCTGCCAATTGGATTCCATTTTAACCCACTCCAAGCAAAACAATTCGCCCCTATTTGTGCAATCCCTAACTTATTATTTACAGTATCTGTAGGCAATATTAAACCACCTCTAAATTTACCACGTTGCCAGTTCCAGCCATAATCAACCGACTTGAAATACTTAGTTGTGTCTTGCCCAAAAGCAACACCCCAACACATCAATAAAATTAATACTATCCTCATACTTTATTTCTATTTAATATTTGTAATACTTGCTCAGGTTGTAACTCATAATCAAACGTTATTAGCCCTGTTACATCGTTGAATGAGTACATTGTAGGATCGAGTAATTTATCCCCTTGAAATACGCTTAAAATACCTCTATTTATTAACGCTGTAATAGTAACATTGTAACCCTCAGAACCGCTGCAAGTGTAAACAGTATTAGCAATATATTTTGCATCATACCACATCGGCACTCCGCTGCTATCTGTTGGGCTTTCAAAGGTAATATTTTGTGCCGGAACTTGACAACGATTTGAACCAAACGCAGTAGCTATTTGCACATCAACACTAACACCTGCTGCCATATCCTGCAACTTATATTTGCTTATGTCAAAATTGTTATCCATTGAAATAAACCAGTCATTCTGATAATCGCTAAAGTTAAGCATTGCCATATAGTCTTGTGCAATCGAAGCTAAATCACTTTTAACTTCAAATTCATTATTAGCACTATCTGTAGCAATATCCATCAAATCAAAAAAGTGAAAAGTAAAATTGTAATAAGTCATTTTATCTGTCTTACTAATTCTACCTGTAGGCTTTAACTCAACAAAACAAGCTGGATATGTTACCTCACCATTAGCTAAGAACTCTTCAAAGTCACCTATAAAAAAGTGCTTAATTTGATAGTGGCTTTGTGCTAGTGTTTGTAGCCTGTAAATTATTTGTTTTAGTGTTAGTGGTGTCATTTTGTTTTGCTAAGTAAACCTTTAATTTTTCAATAGTTTTCTTTGAAATTCCTTTGCTCATATTATGGATTGTAATTTGGATAAGGTAAAATGTTCGCCCTAGTCCTTTGGTTACTTCTTAATGAATAACTATCTTTTGGATAATCGTTTTCATCGCCTAAATAAATAGGGCAAGTATAAGAAGTCTTATCGGGGAAAACAGTATCAATACCACCATTCACACTTCTATATTCAGGATAAGAACCGCCATTTTGAATAAGGTATAACCTTGCACGTTTCATATAATGCTCCGCACGTTGCTTATACTTCGATTTTAAGCTGTTAATTTCTGCAAGTGATGGATTAGTTGTTTTGTCTGCATTGGTAGTTGTTACGCCAGTATTCCACACTTGATAATTAATGCTGCCAACTACTTCGCTAACTACCAACCAACACATCGCATCAATCAAATAACTATCGACTAAAGTTTTGTAAACGCCCGTTAAGGTATTTGCTGCAATTTCTGTTTGTAGTTTACTAAATAATTGACTGCCGAGCATTGGCATCATTACCATATCCTGAATAGTTTTAATTTCAGGATAAATAAGTTTGTCATCTATGTTCGTATGTAGTGCTGTTCTGTCTTTAACAACGCTAGGCATTACAAGTAAAGTATTAGCACTCATATTATTTGTTTTTCTTAATTACTGCATTGGCTACCCATTCGTGACGGCAATGTGGTTCTATTGTTCCGTTATTATTCCAAAATCCGCCTGCTGCTTTAAACACATTATAGCCTAACCTTTGAGAAATGTTTTGAATATCTTTTCTGCTCCACATTCTACTACTTGAAAGTCCTACCATCTTTTTGCAAAAAGGTCTTGATGTCGGTAAAATATCAGCACCGCTTACATCTTTTCTTTTTTCGTAAGTGTAAAATACTTCAATCTTTGGCAATTCAAACTTAGGAGTTTTTACAATTACTTTTATAATGCCATTTGCAACACGTTCAATAATTTTGTACTCAATAAACTTTTTTAAAATATCGTCTATAACCTCAATAGGCTGCATTGTAGCCTGTGAAATCTCTGCATTGCTTAACTTATTATTGTTTTGCAATAAGTCTTTAATTTGTTGCTCTAATTCGTTTAATTCTATTGCAGCATCAAAAGCAAGTTGAATGTCAAAACTATCATCATCATAATAAGATGTTGACTTAATAAAGTTATAGCCACTACGTTCGCTGCCAAATTCTAAAAAAGCTAAATCAATGTCCTTCTCATCACTGCTAAACTTAGTATCTAATGTCATTGGGTTATCATCAACGCCTAAGTAATTATTGATGTCCTCATCTGTAAACCCAAAACCCTTAAGTTGTATTGCAGCCTGTGCTTTACTTAGCTTTCCTTGAGTAAATAGTCTGCTAATTCTCATTAGTGCTTGCTGCTGCCTGCCTGTAATATTTACAAGTGTATCATTTGTTAATGCAGTTTGTGTAGTTGCAGTAGGTGTTGATGTTGATGTTGGTGCTACACCATATTTGCTGCCATCAATTCCCAACTTTTCAAATACCCATTCTTTTGGCAACATTTCTTTAAAGTCAACTGGATTAATGTCAACCCCTACTGGCTCAATGTCTTTTATCTTAAACTTAGCAACTACACCATTACAAGATGCAAAGTATGACATCAAGTCCTCAAATTGCTTTTGTTTTGCAGTGGCATAAGTGTTTTTGAACGTATCAAAAGCAATCTTTAATTCGGTTGCACTTCCTAATTTTCCCTCTTGTTGTATTCCGAAAAGTAACGGATGTGAAACGCTGTGACCTGCGAAAATATTTTGAGTTATTAAATTATCTATTCGGCTAAAATCTTCTTTTGTTAAATCACTTGCCCCTAAATCATTTACCTCAGGTGCTTGTGTTTTGTCATCATTAAATGTGATCATTACAGTTTCACCCTCACCACCAGTAAACTTATTCTTAACCCTTTGTTCGATGTCACGTTTAGCAGTTTCGTCTGCAGGCTGACCATTGAAAAAACTAATCATTTTACTGGCACTAAAGCCAGTCATTGCTTTAGTCAATGTAGCTTTACTAACTTCAATGTCACTTTCAATCCAATTACAACAAGCTACCCAACTTGGCAAAGGGTAAACTTTAACTCCCGGACGATATTCTTTAAAATAAAATATAGTAGCCTTGTCTGTTATTGTTGGATTGAATGCATCGAATTTTTGAACTTGTTCTTGATAATCTTTCCAATCTTTTTTATATTCAAAACTACTATTGTAATAATCAGTTCTTACATTGTTGAATGTAAGGTTAAACCAATTAAAACCGCCACCCATTTTGGGGATGGCTTGCAATGCAAAACCACCGAAAATTTCAGTGTCTAAAATTGCGTTCTTAGCAACTTTATTCCAATCATCACCGAAATCATTTGCACTTGCTAAAAATGTTAAAGCAGCAGTATTTGTTGCATCTACTGGAGCGAATCCATTGCCGAAAATGTAAACAACTTTACCATTGATAATAGCACTATGCTTCGAAGATTTATTGAATAGGTTTATCAAATAATCTCCATAATCGTCCTTACTACCATATTTAACAATGCCACCAGTTAAAGGCTTTTTGAAAGTAGGGATAACGCTATCCGCAAAATTAAATTTTCGCTTAACAAATTCTATTTCTGTGGTATTCTTTATTTTAGCCATTGTAACCTTTGTAAGTTGTTGTAGGCTGGTAGCCTGTGAATATATCCGCTGCTGTTTGCTTTAAAAACATTTTACCACATTCAACTAAATTAAGTCCTGTAGTATTTGTATTGCTGCTGCTCGCTTGCTCGTAAACATAGTATTGATATTGCCCTGCTTCGGCTGATGCAAATATAGTCGAAGTATTAAAAGTAAATGAGTTAAATCTATTTTTAAAATTACTTGCATCATCGGCACTATTTACAATTTTAGTAACTGTAAATTCTGGTGTAGTTGACTTGAAAACAAATAAATAGTAAGGGTTATTTAATGTCCTACTTTCTTCAAGCGTCACTATCACAATATCAGATGTACTATTTTTTGAAAGTATTATCATAAAAAAAAGCGTGGCGTTATTATTCGCCACGCCTTATTAAAATTCTAAAATATTTTATTACTATGCCCCTACTGTTGCAAGTGCTGCATAAGAAGTACTATCTACTTTTAAAGCAAATACTTTCTCTTCGCCTACAAGTGTAATCTCATAGCCATTTCTGTCACCTAATTTGATACCAGTCTTAGCATCTGCTTGAGTTGCTTTCATTCCAAAATCAACTCCATAAATCCAAGGAGTGCCATTGTTATCAACTGCAACTGCAACTAATAAATTTTGAAATAACAACTCTAATTCGTTACGCAAAGAAACCGATAATTTGTTGATAGGAAACTTAATCGTTTGAGTTACCATATTAGTCCCATTCTCTCTACTTCCTGCTTTGCTTTCAGTAACGTCAGCTGTTTGATGAATTAACTCATACTTCCAAAATTTCTTACCTACTGCCTTAGTGATAGTAGTTGTAATACCAGCTGTTGCTGCAATTGTTACATTTGCTTTTTCAATAAACCAAAGTTCTTTGACACCACCAAATGAATCGTTGCAATCTAATGAATAATTTTGTGTTAATACACACGGCATAATCTATATAATTATGGGGAGTTGTTACACTCCCCTTGTTAGTTAATTTTATCCTACGTAAAGAACGTTAAACTTTTGATTTACAACGTGAGCAGCAATAGTCATATTGTTTTTAATAAACATATCCTCTCTGTTTAAAGCAATCTTATCAAGTTGTACTTTGTTGATGTCGCTTTGTAAATCTGTACACCAAATTAAGTGCGATTTTAAAGCACATATAACAACGTTTTCAGGTATTGGCACAAATACAATCATTAAACCATTGAAGTAAAAGCTATCCATATTAGGGCTAATATCGAATGGCTTTTTGTAATCACTAGTTACGTTGTTTGCTTGAATTAACATTTGCTTATGGCTCTTTGGAGCGTATATCATAGGCATTTCAGAACCAGTTAAAACAACTGCTGGTATTGCTGCATACACTTTGTCGTATTCAGCTTTAATGACAGATGCAGTTACAGTTGTTCCTGCTACTTTAATTCTTGTTCCTACACCTGCTGTAAGTGTAGCATTTGAACTATTGTAAATCATCTTAGCAATAACGCCATCTGTTTGTGAAGTTGTTAAAGCTGCAACTGCTGTCTTTTCTGCTGCACCTACTGATGTGTTAGCAGTGCCTGCTGTTAAAGCTGCAACCGCTGTTTTTGTTGCACTTGTTACACCTTGCCAAAATTCTTTCTCGATAGCATTAGAAACTTGTTGTGCGTATAATCCACCAATAACAATTCTTTCAAATTCGTTACTGAATATCTCCCAAGCACCAGGCTTTAGATCTCTTTTGAAACGTGAAAAGCGAATAGTGTTTGGGTCAAACTCTTGATAAAATTGAGTTTTTACTGGAGTAACTGCTACATCAAATGCAGTAAGTGAACCTGATGAAGTAGGAGCACCGCTTGTATATGCTTGTAAAGTTGCAGTAGCTGTTGCTTCTGTGAAAATTGTTTCAGCTTTAACATCCTCTTCAAGGGTTACTAAACCTTTGTTGATGGTGTCATTTTGAAATAGTATCTCTTCTACTACTGGCTCGGCTGCTACGCCACGAATGTCTACAATGTTGTATGAAATTGCCATAACTTTTATTTATTGTTTTTTTTATTATTAATTTTGTTTGCTTAATCTAAATTTTTGAAGCGGAGTAAGTTTTGAATAATCAACTACTTTCTCTACTGGTGCAGTTATGCTTTTTTCGCTTAATTCAACAACTAATTCCATAAGGTCTTTGTTAGTTGTAATTGAAGCATTAAAGTTTTGCTTTTGCGTATTTATTGCAGCTTCTAATGATGCAATTTGTGAACTCATTTTAGTAATAGTGTCTTGCATCTTTTTCATTTCTTCAGGCATTTCTGAAACTATTGGTTCAGTACCTTTAACCTCTGTAATTTTACCGCCAACTGTAACGATAACAGTTCCATCTTCTAAGGTGTGAGTGCCATCGGGGGCAGCGGTTTCGCCAATCATAACATCTCCGCCAACTTCTAAAGTTGAAATACTCAATACAGTTTGACCATCTAAAGTTTTGTAATCTGTAGCCATCTTTGCAGGTATAGGCTCAGGTGTAGGAGTTGGAGTTGGTTCAGCAGCATTGAATTTTGCAGCTAAAACCTCAAACGCTCCTTTTATTTTCTCTAGTTTATCTTTTAAATTTGTACTCATAAAATAATTTATTCTACAATACAACTATCAAAGTCTTCGTTTGTTTGATTTAAGAGCGTTAAAATTTCATCCGCTGCCATTTCTGCCGTCATTTCTGTTTGTGTTGGTTTGTATTTGAATAAGCCCTCAACACTAAACCCTTTGAATTTTCCAGCTTTAACATCCGCCCAAACCTCATCATTCTCAACATAGAAAGAACCAAACCAGCTTCCATTTGGTAAATCTTCAAAACCTTGCATCGGCATTATTCCCCTTTCAGTATCACATATAAAACTTTCAAATAAAGTCAATCCACTAACAACCGAACCGCTATCGTGCATTAAGTTAACATTATTTTGAAATCCTTTTTTTGCATACTTAATAGCAATCTGTTTTATAGTTTCTGCTGAAAATTTTATATAATATTCGCCTTGATCATCATTGCGATATATTGGTTTTTCTGCAATCATTAATGGTCCTGAAATAATACGCTTATCTTCATTGCTAATTGCAAAATTTTGTTTCATAAACTTTTCGCCTATGCTTCCAAGTTCTTTTATTACATCAATATTATTATCATAGTGTTTGCTTATTCCTAATTCCTTAATCTTTTCAACTTTTGCTTTATTGCTACCTGTAGCATAAACTTTACTTGATGCAATTCCTAATTCATTAGCTACTGATAACATTCCGTCTTTGCTATCTCTAGCTGAAATAATATAAACATCTTCGCCTTTGTCAATACATTGCTTTGCTAAGTCTTTGCCTCTTGTAGTTGAAAGTGTATCATCATAATCAAAAGAAACTTTTTGATCTGCCATATTTACTGAATATTGACTTTCAAATTTATCTATTTGTGCAAGCTTTTTAGTTGCCCATGCAATACCCTCATCACCACCCCAAGCTAACCACATTAATCGACCACAACCATCACCCAATTCTTTATTTGAATTTTGTCTATGCCTTTCAAATGATGACATTCTAGCAATAGTATCTCTACTAATATTTTCACCTTTTGCAAGTTGATTTGCTCTTGTTTTTCCGACTGGTGTACCACAAGTTCCCCATCCATATTTTTCAGCATAGTTTAAAGCTGCTTGTGCATTTTCACTTGCTTTTTTTGGATAGTCGTTGTAGGTATTTTCTGCAAAATGTTGTTCCCACATCGAGTTGCATATTGCTACTGCTTGCTCATTGCTTTTACCCTCATTAATAACATAGCTTATACAACGTGGGATAAAGTCTGTTTGCCTTTCTCCATTTGTTGGTTCAACAAATTGAAAAGCTAAAAAGTTTTTCTCAATAGCTGGTTTATCAACTAATGCAACAAAATTCACTTCGCTGTCATCGTTTATGTTTTCAGAAATCTTCAACTCGTAAATTGGTAACATATAAATTATTTTAGTTATATTTGCTTTTGTAGTTTTTTTAATGTTTAAAAATTTTGGTTAAATCCCGATGTTTCTACATTGGGATTTATTTTATGTTTAAATTCTTATAGTACTGTACTAGTACAGTACCTATTAAATCCTTACTACTATTGCATTTCAGCTTATTTTTATTTCTTATGGTACATTTACTAATGTACTATAGTATGTACCACTATCCCAACCTTGCTGCCCTATTTATCCTTGCTTGTCTTTCTTGATTGTCTTTAATGTCTGTGTCTAAAACAAATGACCTACCAACTCCTGAACCAGCTGCATTACCTACACCTTGAATACTTGCACTATTTAACATAGTGGATTGTTGTTGCGGTGTTATCGGAGATGGAACTGAACCAGCTGTTGGTGTACTACCACCACCGCCACCCGGTGCAGGTACTGATAAAATGTTTTTAATATTTGCCAAACCTCCTGCAACTGCCAAACCTGCCGAAATATATGGATATGCTGGACCTATTATTGAAATCGGATTTTTTTGAGCATTACTAAAAGCTTTCCACGCTGCTGAATAAGTATCAATAGTTGCACCTGCTACCGCTGCTGCTTTTCCTGCTGCTGTTTGTTTTCCTAATAATCCTGATAATTGCCCTGCCATACCTCCAACAATATCAAGTTCTTGTTGTTTATGTGCTGCTCTTAATGCTATCTTTTGCTCACCAAATTCTTTTTCAACCGCTGCAATCAAAGCCTCATTTCCCTTAGCTATTTCTAATTTCTTTTTATATGCTTCTTCAAGTTGTGCAACTTCTTTATCGTAAGGATTAAGTAATTCAATTCCTAATTGCCTTTGTTCTTCTTCTTTCTTTTTACGTTCCTCTTCTGCTTTAAATAATGCCTCGGCTTTTTTATCATTTGCTGCAATTTGCTTTGCTAAATTATCAGCATCTTTTTTCTTTTTTTCTTCAAGTGCTTTTTCTTCTTCAGCTTGTTCTGCCTTTGCTTTCTTTATTCTGTCATCCCTTTCAATTTTGGCAATCTCTTGTAAAGAAGATTGTTTAATCATTGCTATTAATTCGGCTTTTCTCTTTTCATCTTTAACAGCAGTTTCAATTTCTTTTATCTTATCTTTTTCACTATTTAAAACCTTTTGAATATTTAGCTTTACTTCATCTTGAATAGCTGCTAAATTAGCCTCATTAGTTAGTTTATTCTTTAACTGTAAATACTTGTTATATTCAGCGGTTTCTTTGTCTTGTTGTGCTTTGCGTTTATCAGCTGCTTCCTTTTCTTTTGCTGCTTGTTCTTTATTTAAACTGTCAATTTGTGATTGTGTTTTTTTACCAATCTTTGCACTTTGAGCAGCTGCATTTTCTGCTGCAATTATTTGTTGGTCGATAGCATATAATTTCTCTTTATCAACGTTTTTCATATTAGCAAGTTCCAACCTTGCTGCTTTCAAATTCTCTAAGCTACCCTCTTTTATTTTAGCAATCAAACTACTTTTAGCCCCTAACTCCATTGCTATTTGCTCCAGCACTAAAGCAGTTTTCATTCTATTAACTTCAACTACTTTGTCAAGTTCTTCTTTCTCTATTTTGCCTGCTAATTTTAATGCCTCAATCCTTTCTTTTATTGGAACATTCGCATCCCCTGCTATTTCCCTTGCCTCTTGTAATTTCCTATTACTTTCAGCTGTTGCAATAGCTGCATTTTTTTGGGCATCCTCTAAATCGTCAAGCGCCTCTGTTATTTCTCCGAAACGTTCTGCAGTCTTTTCGCTTGTAATTCCCAATGTTTCGAGAACTGCAATAACCCCACCCGTAAATAGTTCAACTAACTTAACAAAACCATCAATCAATGGAGTTAATACTGCATTTAAAAACTTACTAAAAACACCGCTTAAAGTTCCCCAAGCCTTGCCTAAGCTATCACTTACGCCTTCCATCTTTCTAAACTTCTCAAATAGAGCTACAATAGTTATTACAAGTAAAGAAATGACTGCAATAATAGGATTAGCACGTAGCATATTTAATGCCCCGTTTAGCATACTAGCCCCCTTACTTGCACCATCCGCAGCCGGTGAAATGTCGCTTAACGTTTTTTTTAAGTTGCCAAAACTACCAACGCTATCACTTGTGCTTTTTTTAGTTGCACCTAATGAGTTGTTTAGCTTATCTACCCCTTTCGTTGCATCGCTTGTGTCTGCACTTATCCTAGCTTTTATTTCTATGTCTGCCATTAGTATATTTTATTTATTATTTTTAAAGCCTCGATTGTGCAAGTATCTTCACTACTTGCGTTAAAGTCTATTATCTTATTCAACCTAAACAAACTGCCATCAATCCATATTAACTTTTTAAAGTCTAAGTTGAAAATATCAGTATTTGATAACTTCACTTTGCACGTTAATAGTTTACTATCCTTATCGGTTATTTCAGCCATATAAGATGACCAATACAGATTAAATTGATTAACGTTTATTGCACCACTAATCAACTCATAAAATAATTCTTTTGGGACACCAAACTGAATGTCGTTAGTTGGTGCATCAGGGTCATCAAAGTGACCTGCATAAGGATATGTAGTTCCAGAATGTATGTTTGAATTATTGGCTGCGTTTCTAATATGCCATGTTGCAACACCACTAATTAATTTAGCTTGTAAAATTCTAATATTGCTATCTATACTTTCTTCTCCTGATCCAGTTGTTGTTCCAGTTCTTTTAAAGATTGTGCTAACTACTTTATCTTCACCAGTATAACCTAGTAAAGGAGTTCCGCTAAATATTAATTCGATAGTGGTTGAGTCTTTACTAAATTCAAATCCGCTATCATATTTGTAAGAGCCGTAACTTTCATTATATCTTTTCTTGTATAAATCGTTATAATAATCTCCATCATCTTTGAATTTAAAGTCATAATATCTAGCGTTTAATTCACTCATTGGTTTTATTCTCAATGGCTGCGAACGGTCTATTTTATTACTCCAATCTAAAGCAGTTGCACCTGCATAAAAATCAACGAAAGGTTTTATTTGCAAATTCTTTTCTTTGGTATTATCTTCGAAAATGTAAAGGTTGAATAGTTTTACTATGCTACTTATAAAATCCTTTTGCAGAATGTTCTGAGGAATGGTGTCATTGATTACAAGTGATTCATCTATATTAACTAAAACATATCCTTGTCCTGTGTTGCCGTATGTTATTCGTAGGCTTATAAAATTAACATCAAAACTATTGCTCATAGTATCGCTACCAACTGCAATAACTTCTAAATAATCCCCGTTAGATATGCTTACAGCATTAGTTGTTATTACTTGATTAATATAATCTGTAACAACTCCTGAAGAACCTGACATTATAGAACTTATTGCTGAACCATTTAATGCTAAATAACAACTTGCCCCACCGTCAATACCTGTGGCATCAATACTACCTGTAATAGTTACATTAACAGTTCCTGTAATTGTAGAACCTGCATAAGTAAATCGAGTATTACCTAATGAAGCTGTAAACGTTCCTAAAGCTGTTTGTATTGGCAACGCTAAAGTATGTGGCAAACTATCGGCAGTTATTGAATTATTGATAACGTTACTACCAGCGTCAAACTGTAATGAACTTTTTCTTGTTAGCTCTTTTTTATTGTTCGGTATGATTAATCTTTTAAACCTTGTTGTGGCAAATAATGCACAATCATAAGTATAACCAGCAGCAGAAAATATCTTGTCAATGTATTCTTTCGCAAACAATGCCGGTCTAAATGTACCTACCTTATAATCTTTTTTTGCAGCCGAATAATTGCCGTAATCTATTAATGGGTAATAGTAACCACTACCACCAGCTGCATTAGTCCAACTCCCTGTAATATTAGCTATTGAGTAAGTATGATTGTAAGCTGAAAAATCCAGGTCCTCTAATTTAGCTGCCCCCATCTTTGAAACAAAGCCCCCCAACTCACCAAACACTACCGCTTCGTATTCAACATTTCCATTATCAATAACAACTTCTAATATTCTAAATGTGCCTTTAAACACTTGAATATTATCTGCAAACATTATAGCATTAGCCGAAACACTTGCATTAAAATTAACACCAGTATTTGCACTTGATGAAGTGTAATTGTTGCCAGCCGAAACATCAAACAAATTGCCAAATAAAGCATTATTTCGATTAGTTCCGGGTAAAATAATAGTCTTGCTAAATGTTGTATTTTTAGCTGAAAAGTCTTTTATGTCATCTATTGCCATAGTTAGCATTACGCTAAATGACTTGTCAACATCAACACTATATTTCTCTACAAATAACTCTATCATTATCTATACTGCGTTTTATAGCCATTATTAAATTCAACATCTAAGGTTAATTGCTGCAACCCATCTACTAAGGTTTGCTTAAATTCATAGTTAGTAGCTGCTATTGCCATCGGGTAAAGTGTACTACTTCCTAACTGTTGAATGTATGCCATAGGTGAACAAACTAACTGACTTAACCAACTCCATTCTTCGGTACTTAATAGGTCTGTTGATACTCTTAACTTTTCATTAAACTTAACCCCGAACATTGTCTTTTGTTCGTGCATAATGTTTGATGATTTGATGCTAACAACTCCACTACTACTAACTCGATAAGGTAACTGTTGAAATGATTTGCGTTCAATATCAAAAGTCTTTTTACTTACCTTGTTAAATAGTACTGATTCAAAACCTCCGAACTTATTTAGAAAGTGAACAATGTAGTTATCGTATAAACCACTACAATATACAACCACATTATAAGTAACTCCATTAATAACTACTGTATAATCAGCCGTTAAGCTATTAGCAATATTGATGTTGATTAAACTGTTTGCTGCTGCAGGAGTTACCGATGTAGTAGTTCCATTTATAGTTACATTGAAACTTGATGAACTTGCTGCGAAGTATGGAACGTAAAAAGTAGCACAACCACTCGGCAAATAAATAGTAGTAGGTCTGTTGCTTAGCACTTTGTTAGTGTAGCTGCTCAATCCTGTTAATGTATCAACACGACCATTGTAAGTGTTAAAGAATATCTTTTCTGTAGATGTTGCAACTATAGCCCCAACTGTTCCATTGTATTCCTCACGTATCTTTACTTGAACATTAATCCACCATTTTCCAGTTCCTAAATCAGTTGTTAGTGATGGCGTTATTGATTCTCTAATTATTGATGCGGTGTCAAATATCCCTCTATTATTTACTGGATTAGGGTATGTTCTCATAGTGTGAACCTTAGCACCTGCACACCATATCTCAGCAACATACTTATAATCTAATTTAGTTGGATCTACTGAATTAGCATCATAAACAACATAAACTAATATGTCATTTACTGATTGATAATTATCTGGAGTTGTTTCAAATGTCATTACTTAAAATTATTTATTATGTCTATTTTTACAGCCATCCCTAATTCTTTCTCTACTATGTTGCTAAATTCAGTTGTAGCATCTCGCCAAAAGTGAGTAGCCTTTATCCCCATTCGCTTAATCATATAAGCAACAGTTGTAGCAGCTTGTATTTGCCTATCTCTAACTTTGCT